ATCATGTCTTCCTTACTCGCGTTGCCTTTTCCCGTAGCATGTTTCTTGATAGTGCCAACCGGCACGCCTTGGTATGGGATCTTGTGGTGCTCACACCAGCTGGTCAGCGTGGCCATCAAGCCGCCGTAGACATGCGCGCTGTCTGTGCTGGCATGCCGGCGCACCTCTTCAAAGTAGATGGATTGGATCTCGCCACCCACCGTACCCTTCAGCTCAGTCAACCACTGCTTAAAGCGCAGGTAGCGCATGCCGCCACCCTCGTACCTGCCAGGCTTAAATGTGGCGTAACCGTATGCAATCGGGCCATGCAGTGGCCGGCACGCCCAGCCTGTCGTGGTGCCTAAGTCAATCGCTACTATTGTTTCACTCATAGTTGGTTCGTTTTCACAGGTTTACCTTTTTGAATGGCTCTTTGTACTTCTAACTTCCACCAAGCTCTAACCTGATCAGGATCATGCCAAGTGTTGCGTACAGGGCCGCCGCCACCTGTGTAATACTTTGGTCTTGGCCCATCTGGGTCGTTGTGCATTCTTTTACTAAGGCTAGTAAACGTAACCCCAAACTCCTCGGCCAACTCTTTAAGCGTGCGTAGAGGCTTGCGGTTACCGTCCCATATATTTCTATTAAAGCTCATAGTTGGCCAGCTTTCCGTAGTGACTGCACAAAATCAATCATGTCTGCAGGTGGCACCTGGTAGTCGTAGTCCCTGTCGCCAGTCATGGCCAAGGCCTCAGAGACCAGCTCCACAGGGTAGTAGATGCCTTCACGCACTCTGGCCAGCAAGCGCATCGCCTCTTCATAGGTCATGGCTGGCGCACTCCAGAGAGAAAGCGCTGCAGTCTGGGTTGCAGCTCGCCGTACTTGGGCTGCAGCTGCTCGCGCACACTCTGGTCAATCAACGAAGACACACTGCGCCCCTGGTCGGCAGCCGCCTTGTCTAACAGCTCCCGCGTGAGTGGGTGCAGCCGCATCATAAAAGGTTTGAGTTTGGGTTTCATAGGCGCTGAGTGTATATCACCGCGATATAACGCAAATACTTGGTTAGGGAAACTCCCTAGACAATAGTTGGTTTAGGTACTTCCAAAGCGATATACAAATCGTGCTAACATACTCACATGTTCAACGCGCAGATAAAGCGCAAGGAGTTCAACATGACAGACATCACACCAGTTATCGGAGACCGCAGCAAAGTAAACTGCACACTAGTTCACATGGGCCAAGCATGGCGTGTTCTAGGCGTAGGTGCAGAGCGCAATGGCAATACATACTGCCATCTTGCAAGCCTGCACAATTTCCGCATCCAAAAAAACGGCAAAGTACCAATGCAAATTGGTGACTGGATCGACAATGCAGTGTTAGCAGCTGCTAAGGAGGCTTAATCATGGCCACCAAATACTTTGCTTACTACCGTGTATCCACTGCCAAGCAGGGTCACTCTGGCCTTGGCCTCGACTCACAGCGCCAGCTGGTCAGCTCATACCAGGCAGACATCATCGGCGAGTACACAGAGATCGAGTCAGGCAAGATCGATAACCGCCCACAACTCGAGCTCGCACTTGAGCAGTGCCGTCGCCATGGTGCAGCCATCCTCATTGCCAAGATCGACCGCCTCTCCCGCGATGCAGCCTTCCTGTTGACACTGCGCAAAGCAGGCGTTGACATTGTGGCTGCCGACATGCCACACGCAGGCACCTTAGAGTTTGGTGTGCGCGCAGTCGTTGCCCAGCATGAGCGCGAAGAGATCTCCAAACGCACCAAACAAGCCCTACAAGCGGCCAAAGCTCGCGGTGTAGTACTTGGGTGCCCCACACCAGAGATCGGCTCCGCTGCCGGTGTTCTAGTCATCAAGGCCAATGCTGACAGCTACTGCCAGCGCGTTGGTCCAATCGTGCGTGACATTCTCGCCGTCACCGGCGCACGCACCATCAGAGATATTGCTGCAGCGTTGCAAGCTCGCTCAGTGACCACGCCCCGTGGCAATATTACTTGGGGCACAACCCAAGTATCTAACCTTCTCAAACGTCTTAACCTAAAGGAGACCTCACTTGCGTAATCAACTCTATGACATAGTCATCTACTGGCTCGGCCTAGTGGCCGTGCTGGTTGTCTGGCTCACATGCTAATGACAGCCAACGTCGGCCAAGTAATCCGCGACGCCCAGCTCAACCTGTTTGAGCAGCGTGATGCCACCTTCTTGGCGCGCTGCAGAACTATTGCAGCTGAAGTCTGCCGCCAGCAAGGCAGCGTCAGCATCAACGATGTGCGCGAGCGCATCCAACTACCCGCCAACTTGCACCCATCAGTGCTTGGAGCGGTTTTCAAAGGCAAACAATTTAAGATGATTGGTTTTACAGAGGCCAACCATCCCCAGGCACACGCACGCATTGTGCGCGTTTATCAACTACAGGAGCTATAAATGGCAGGCAAACTAACAGACGACAAAGAGATGAGCGCCTCGCGCTTACCCGGCCTCATGGGCTTTAGCAACTACAGCACGCCTAATGATGAGCTGCAGTTCAGCATCAACGCGATCAAAGGGCTGGAGCGCCCCGACATTGGCAACGAGGCCATGGGCTGGGGCAATACCTTGGAGCCTGTGATCTTGACCGAGGCAGCCAAGCGCTTGGGTCTCACCAAGTTTGACGTAGAGATCAACCAGGCATTCACGCACACCAGCTGCAAGCTCTCCTGCAGCCTGGACGGCATTGGCTACGGCGACAACCAAGAGATCAAGCACGATCCAGACAATGGCATCTACGTGGTTGGCCAAGACTCCATCAAGCTCGATGGCGCTGGCGTGCTGGAGGCCAAGCTCACCAAGACCCTGCCAGAGGAGACCCCTCACTTGGCGCGTGGCCCCATCCAGCTGCAAGGCCAGATGCTAGTTACCGGCCACAAGTGGGGCGCAGTCTGCGTGCTGTATCAAGGCATCGAGCTGCGCGTGTTTCTATTTGCGCCACACCACGACACACAAAAAGCTATCCTTAAAGCTGTGCTGGAGTTTGAGCACAAGCTGCAGACCTTCCGCGACACTGGTGCCACAGACTGGTATCCACCAGAGTCCAGCAAAGAAGTAGACAACATCTATCCCTATGCCAAAAAAGCAGAGATCGAGCTCGATGACGACGTCGCTAAATTAGCCCAAGCAATACTCGCTAGCAAGGCAGCCATCCGAGATGCCGAGGACGCCATCGAGCGCAGCGAGAAACAGATCAAGCTCAGACTAGGCGACGCAGAGCGTGGCCGTGCTGGCCAATACATCATCGGTTGGCCAATGCGCAACTTCAAGGCAGCGCCAGCTCGCGCAGTGGCAGCCAAGGCCGCCTACTCTGTGCGCCAGTCAACGCTCAACATAAAGGAGTTGAAGTCGTGAACCTGCCAGATAAGCCAGCGATCCGGCACGCCTATGAGCAGGCCGTGGTCGAGCTGCTCAACATTACTGATTGCAACGAGGTAGAGGCCGAGGCCTTTGTCGATGCAATGACTAACCTTATTTTTACCACCATGCAAACCTACTTAACCGAGAAAGATATCCATGCAATTAACAACGACAAATAACAAGGGCTTTGCTCCTGCCACCCTCACCGAGGCCATTCAGTTCTCAGAGATGCTGGCCAACTCCAGCATGGTGCCCAAGGCCTATCAAGGCAAGCCCCAGGATATTCTGGTGTGCGTGCAGTGGGGCTATGAGATGGGGCTGGCACCCATGCAGGCGTTGCAAAACATCGCGGTCATAAATGGCAAGCCATCGGTCTACGGTGATGCTGCGCTCGCGCTGGTGCAGGCCAGTCCAGTCTGTGAAGATGTGCAAGAAACCATGGAAGACGAGGGCACGCCCAACCCCGTGGCTGTCTGCGTTGCCAAGCGAAAAAATCGTAGCCCAGTTGTTGTGCGTTTCTCAGTTGAGGACGCCAAGCGCGCTGGCCTCTGGGGCAAGCAAGGCCCGTGGCAGGCGTACCCCAAGCGCATGATGCAAATGCGAGCTCGCGGCTTTGCCCTGCGCGACGCCTTCCCCGATGTGCTCAAGGGCTTGATCACAGCTGAAGAGGCACAAGATTATCCAGATGAGGCCAAGCCAGCTGTTGACATCACGCCACCTCGTAACCCGCTGGATCGGATCTCAAGCTCACCCAGTGAGCCTGTGAGTAATCACATACAGATCGAGGCAGCCATGGCAGACACGGTTGAGCCAGAGGTTATCCAAGAGCAGGCACCAGCTGCAGATGTTGGGTTTGCTGTGATGGTGCCAGGCAAGGAGCAGCCCTTCAGCACACATGCCACCTTAGATGATTGGCAAGACGCCTATGAGAACCTGGCAGAGAAAACCTACACGGCAGGCAAGCGCAGCGCACAAGACCGGATCACAGCACTGAACCAGCTGCGCGAGGTCAACAAGCAGACGCTGCTCAAGATAGATCTAACCAAGCGCATCCGACACTTGGCCGCCTATCAAAAGCGCACCGAGTCGCTGGCAGCTAGCTAGGCTAGCACCGACAAGGCCTGCTGGGTATGTTTAATCCTATCCTCCAGGCCTATCTGTCCACCGTTAATAATCTTGGTCACCCGCGCATGGTCAAGGGCATCCGCTGGTGTATTGAGGTTGTGGGTAGACCAGAACCAACCAGCTGTGAGAGCAGCAAACCGAGGAGTAGCAATAAGGTCAGGATCTTTAACAAAGTCCACACCCAAGGCCTTGCCAGCATGGAACACATTTGAGTGGCCAGTGAGCTGAAAAATTCCGCGACCGCGAAACCTATAACCGTCGCCAGAATTCTCGTCACGGTTACCCATGCGCGAGCTATAGACGCTATTTGCAATCTTTTTAGGATTTCCCGCATACTCATTAGCCTTCTCCAAAGTAGGAAAGCGCTTAGGCCAGATCCGCATCAGCGTTGCAGCCTTGTAGTTTAGATTCTCCTCAAGCAGCTTGAAGTTGCCAGACTCATGGCTAGCCTGGCCAATGAACACCGCCTGCTGGTTGCGTGTGACGATACCAAAGCGCTCAAAGGTTTCGTTGAGCGGGTCAACCCAGTCGGCACTGATGTGCAGCTTAGAAAGTTTCTCAGCGTTTAACATTTATTGTCTCCATCACTTTGGCGTAGCTGTCGATGCAGGCATTGAGCTGGGCTGTGTTCCTGTCTCCCTGGGCGACAATTTCTGCGATGGCTGCGAGGGTTGCTCGGTCGGCATCAGCAGCTTGGTTAGCCTGTCTGTCAGGTTGACTTCCCGCTTTGCTGCTATCTCCGCTGGGAGCGGCGGCACTTGGGGTGGCTTGTACACAACTTGTGGTCGGGAGCCGCACGCTGCCAGCCCTAATAGCGCGATCAAGACTAGACTGTTTTTCAGATATGGCATTGTTAGCCTCCTGCAATTTGGTTGAGTTGTCGTTAAGTTGTTTGGTTAGTTCCTGCTCTTTGGTGCGAGCCTCTTCATTCTTGATGGCGATCTCTGCCTGCATCTCTGCGTCGCGCTCTGCCCAGCCCTTGTGATGGCCATAAAAGTACAGGCTTGCAGCCACTACGATGGCACCAACAATCATCCAAGGGTTTGGGATCATGTCTCAGCCCTCGCTGCAGAGCGCTCTTGTGCGATCTCTTCCTTGGCCGGATCAATAAAGTCTGGCGGTGTAGTTGGTGGTGGTGGAGCTCTCCACTCTTCATCAAGCGGTGGGTTCACCCAAGCAGGCAGACCACCAGCTGGTGCTGTCCAGGTAGATGTTGCTGGCGCTGCAGCTGGAGCAGGCGGGGTAGACGGTGCTGCTGCCGGTGATGTAGATGAGCTAGACAATTTGTCTGCTACAGACTGCACACCCTTGCGAGACATCACGCCACCAATGCCACCGACAATGAGCAGGACCACGTCGTTAAGCATTTTGGCAAATGCCTGGTCTAGTGGTGCAAGGCTCTTGATTGGCTGCACTACAAACGCCAAGCTATAGAGCATAAAGAAGACTATGCCTGCCAGGATAAAGGTAACAACCAAGACCACAAAGGCCCAGACTCTTACCTCAATTTCCTCTTGGGTTAGCAATCGGTTCGGATGAAACTTGGGCTGGTTGTTGGACAATTGATTTCTCCAGTACTGGGGCAACTAAATAATCGGGGCAGTCTTGTGTGAATAGACAGTCAGGGCGCTGGCATTGCTTGGCCACAAAGTTCTTGGGGTTCTGGCAGAAGTAGCGATATCTGTCATCGCAGGCCGTGAGCAATAGCAGTAGTAACAGTGCGTATTTCATTCATTAGTTCCATTTGGATTCTGTACTTTTTTTATCTCTGCCTTTAACTTTCTCAATTCTTTGATCTCTTTCTTGAGCTGGGCTTTCATGTAGAGAGTCTCAACGTATGCAATTGACGTAGCGCCCACGACAATGCACAGCGTGACGCTCATCAAAATCCACCAGACAAGTTTTGTATTGCCCACATAAACCACCCAAAAAATAACGATATGAACATGACTGCAATTGCTCCAGTTGTCATCTCAATCTGCCTGATCTCTTCCTCTTCTTTACGCCACCTAGCTAACCTAGCCCTGCGAATCATCTCTGCTCTAGCCCACTTCTGCTCTTGCTCAATCTTGCCGTACATCAAAAGAAATCTGCTGTACATATCCTTGCATTCTGGAGGGCTGTACACCATCGCCTCACGAGTAGCCTCCATGAGTTTTTCAAGTTCGAGCTGAATGATTACTCTTTGGATTGCTTTCTTGCTTGTGTTTTGGGTTGGGTCATAGTTGGTTTTAGAGTCTTCTTCAAGCTCTTCATAGTAGGTATTGATTTGCTGCTGGGTGTCAAAGAGGAGTCCGAGGTTTTCTCCAATGTCTCTGATAAGTTCACTCTCGAGCTGCTGGTAGGATTTTTCTTTGGCTGCACTTGGCTTTGACTTGGCTGCTGTTTTTGCAACAGGCTTTGCAGTCTCAGCTTTAGGCTTTGATATAAAGAGGCCAATGAACCAATCAAAGATATTCTTAATGGCCTTGACGTCAGCCACCACTCCATCAACTGTTTTCTTAGTTGACTCCAGAGCAATCCTGCCCTGGTGCAAAAAATCAACCCCCTGCTTGATAGCAGAGACAGCCCCTTGTGCCAATAATAGGAGACTGAAAATGGGTCCATATCTAGATGCCTAGCATCTTCTTAACAAAGTCTGCAGCCACACCTGGTCCAAGCAGAACACACAGCATCACCGCATAGATGAGGTACTCAATCTTAGCCATGCGCTTGTCACCACGCGACAGAGAATCATCAATGCGCTTGTAACGCTCAGAGCAGAGCGCCTCATGCACGGCCAGGCGAGTGTCAGTATCCTCAAGCATTTGAAGCGGTTTCCAAAGGACTCAAGTTCTCAGTTGTCCAAAAGTCCTTGGCAAGCATAATCTTTAGATGCTCTTTGTTACGAGCCAAGCAGTCTGCCCAATCTTCTGCTGTCATGTCTTCTGGCTGTCCAGCGTTAATCAGGTTTACTGAGTCCATTGCGGCTTTGTAATGCTGTGCAATTTGTTCTGCGGTAATTGTTTCAGTAGTCATTTCAGTTTCCTTCGAGTTGTTTAACACGAGCAGATAACTCTTTAACTGCGTTAATCAAGTACCAAGTTAAATTGTCCGTGTCCACAGTCATTACGCCAGTAGATTCTGTTTTAACGCAGTCTGGTAGTATTGGTAAAAGTTCTTGAGCAATAACGCCAAGTTGAACACCTTGCTTGTCAATGACTGTATGCGATGGTAATTCTGTGACTTCTTCTGCTGTGCGGTATTCAAAGTTGCGAACACGAATCTGGCTAACAATGTCTAAACCTTCGGTGTTATCAACTATGTTTTTCTTGAGTCTAAAGTCAGATGTTGTAGACCATGATGATGAGTTGTTTCCTTGATAAACACCGCCACCATTGGGTTGAATAAAACCTGTATTAGTACCTTTACCAGTTGTATTGCAACCAATCACAATTTCATGGCTATTTGCGCTACCTGATGCGCTTCCATTTTGTCCAACAAATGTATTGTTGTTTCCAGTAGCCGCAACTTTTCCTGAACTTTCACCAATAGCAGTATTTCCAGCGCCAGAAGTCATTGCAGGGAAAGCACCACTTCCACAAGCCACATTTTGACTGCCTGAATTGGCAGAAGTAAGCGCCTGATAACCAATAGCAGTATTACTTGATGTAGTTGCATTTGCTAATGCGTTCCAGCCAACAACAGTATTTTGTGTTCCTGTTTGATTTTGATATAAAGCATAACCTCCTACTGCCACATTGTAAGAAGTACCAGTTGTTTGGCTATATGCAGATTTATATCCAATAGCAGTTAGTTCTGCACCAGTAGTATTGCTATACCCCGCTTGATAACCTACTGCTGTGTTATTAGAGGCGGTGGTGTTGGCGGTAAGTGCTTGTCTACCTACTGCCACATTGTTAGAGCCTGTGGTATTAGCATATAAAGCACCTTGACCAAATACAGAATTTTCAGCACCAGTTGTATTTACTGCCATAGCATCTTTACCAACAACAGTATGGAATGAACTTGTTGTTGAATTTACACCAGCACCATTACCAACAAACACATTACTTGCACCTGTGGTATTACTATAGCCTGCCTGATAACCTACTGCGGTGTTATTAGATGCTGTGGTGTTTGAACGTAAAGCATCGTTTCCTAATGCAGTATTGCTCCCGCCTGTGGTGTTTCCAGTAAGAGCGTAAGTACCAAAACCACTATTGTTTGCGCCAGTAGTATTTGCTGTTAAAGATTGAAATCCAAGAGCATTGTTTTGTGAGCCAGATGTGTTGGCTTTTAATGATTGATAACCAAACGCAGTTGTATATAAGGCACCAGTAGTTTGTGTAGATGCGGCTTGATAACCGACTGCTGTATTTGCGTCTGAAGTAGTGTTAGCCGCTAAAGCAGAAGCGCCTATTGCAACGCTTAAACTGCCTGTCGTATTAGCATTTAAAGCACTAGCACCCACAGCCGTGTTAGTAGCGACAGCACCACCGCCTTTACCTACTGTTAGACCTGAGATGGTTGCGTCAGAGTTAACTTGTAGTAAATTATTTCCAGATGCTGATGTTGTTCCAACAAGCGCACGACCAAGGGAATCGATACGCATACGCTCATTAGCGTCTATGCCTACACCAGCGTCATCTCGTGTACCAAATACAAGTGCTGTGTCTGGAGTCGTGTCTTCGGCAAGTGCGGCAACATAAGCGCCTACACCAGCAGTGGGAGCAGATGAGTCAGATGTGAAGAACTGCAAACCACCTGTTGGTTGACCAGCCGATTGTTGAGTATCTGTATCAGTTATTCTGATAAGTGTATTGCCGTATATTGGGCCACCTAACAGTGTTGCAGAAGATACAGTCTGAGAAACGCTAACTGTATAATTTCCAACTCCACCACTTCCAGTTCCAAAAGCAGTAACTCTAGTGTATGGTTGCACAGAAGCACCATAAACCAAATCACCAACAGCAATTGTTCCGCTTGAGACAGCAGTTACATCCATCGTTGTGGTGGAAATAGACGCTGTAACCGACCATGTGTTGTTGTTGCTACCAGCAATATCAAGTTTGGTTACAGGGTTTGTTGTACCAATACCTACGTCACCAACACTGTCAATCCGCATACGTTCAGTAGACGAACTTGCACCATCAGCAGTTGTGCTAAATACCAAGCGACCGGGCATGTCGTTTGTGCCGGGTGTGCCGTCTACTGCGGCTTCAATTGCGGCACCTCGGATAAAGTTTGTGCCATCATCAAAGAAAAATCTAATAGTGCTTGCGGCTCCAGAGGATACAACTCCATTTGTTCCGATTGTTCCTGATTGAGAACGTGCAAGATTGATTGCATTAGGTTGCGTAGCATTCCAGCCCGCAAACAAAGCCCCTGCGCCAGATATTCCAGCAACACTTTGCACTTGGAATTGTTGTCCAGTAAGGCCAAGGGTTGCGCTTGCTGTTGTTCCAAGAATAGCGTTTCCGGCAGAATCAATCACAAATGGTGATGAATCAGGATTGCTTGAATCCTCAACCAACAAAGCATTACCAGTACCAAGTTGCGTAATACGCAATGCGGCATTGCTGTTGTCGGTGCCTGAAATAATCATTCCAGGTTCCACTGTCGCATTGATTGTTAGAGTGTCCGCAGACGCATCGCCAAGCGTGGTGTTTCCAGTCACATTCAGACTTGCCACAGTGCCACCAACAGTAGAGGCTGCCTGCCATGTACTGCCATTCCACACACGCAATTCATTGGACACGGTGTTGAAGTATTGGTCGCCAGTAGTCAGCGCGTTGCCGTCATTATCAACAGTGGGGTTGCTTGCTTTGGCACCAAGGTAGATGTCATCAAACGCATCAAAGCTGGCAGCAGCGGCGGTAGCAGATGCGGCGGCAGCTGTTGCACTGGTCGATGCGTTGCTGGCCGAGGTGGCTGCGTTGGTGGCCGACGTACTAGCCGCAGTTGCCTGAGTAGTTGCAGTGGTGGCTGCGTTGGTGGCCGTTGTTGCTTGAGTCGTCGCAGTGGTTGCGCTTGTCGCAGCATTGGTCGCACTGGTTGATGCGTTGGTTGCTTGCGTCGTGGCTGTTGTTGCCTGTGTTGTGGCGGTAGTTGCAGAAGCTGTTGCAGATGTAGCGCTGGCTGCCGCGCTTGTGGCACTGGTGCCAGCAG